TTCAATTCAAGAAGCTTCATTAATGATTTGCATAGACATTTTTCAGAGCAGGCAAGCGCCTTCAAGTGGCGGTGTAACAATTGATGGTTATGCGCCTTCCCCTTACAGAATGGGTAATACTTTAATTGCGCGAGTACGCGGGCTATTAGCTCCGTATCTTTCGCCTGGCTCTATGGTGGGTTGATGACAGCCGCAATCACTACACTTCGAAGTACTTTAGCTGCAGCACTTGCTAACGCTTCAGTTTGGGATACCTACGCATTCCCGCCGCCAAATGTGCCCGCAAATTCAGTAGTGGTTGCACCTGGAGACCCCTACATCGTACCTACAAATAATCGCTACGACACCGTAGCGCCTATGGCTAACTTTATTTTGAACATTTTTGTGCCGCTTCTCGATAACGAGGGGAATCTAAATGGAATTGAGGAAAGGGTAGTAGCAGTATTTAAAAAACTATCTGAATCCTCTATCGCTTATAAAGTTGGAGATGTTACAGCTCCCGCTGTTTTATCTGCCGCTTCAGGCGATTTATTAACCTGTACAATGCAGGTTAGTATTTTAACGAGCTGGGAGTAACCATGTCCGAATGGGAAAAAGAAACCGCCGCCTTCCTGGAAAAAATCGGGCAGGTAGCACCGAAAGATGTAACACCTAAAACCACTACAAAGAAAGATGAGGAATAGTCGATGGCTGTTTTCCTAAACAATAAAGTTGGCGTGAAGATTGGAACAGTTGACCTTTCCTCACTAGTTAGTTCAGTAAGTCTTAATAGAAATTTTGATGAGCTAGAAATTACAGCGATGTCCGATTCTGGTCATCGTATGGTCAAGGGCCTAGAAGCCTCAAGCCTATCTATCAGCTTCTTCAACGATACCGCTACAGCTAAAACACTTCAGACACTTCAGACTGCATACGGTACAAATGCGACTGTAGTACTTCTTCAAGATTCAACTGCAGCTGTATCAGCTACCAATCCTTTATACACTATGACCTGTTTAGTAAATGGGCTTACAGATATTAATGGTTCAGTAGCAGACCTATCAACTATCGATGTTCAATGGAATGTATCTGGTACTGTTGCAGTCGCAACTACTGGCACATTCTAAGAAACTAATTAAGGGGCTAAAAAATGGCAAAACTAGCAATAACTAAAGTCAATGGCGAAAGAACAGAGCACGAAATTACACCCTTTATTGAGTGGAGTTTTGAGCAATACGCTAAGAAGGGTTTTCATCGAGCCTTTAGGGAAGATGAAAAACAGACAGATGTTTTTTGGTTAGCTTGGAAATGCCTTAGTCAAAGTGAGACTGTAGTGCCATTTGGAGAAGAATTTATCAAGAATCTCGCATTAGTCGAGGTGCTTGATTCTGACCCCCTGGCATAGACAGGCACTCCATCACTTATCTTGCGGCTCGTATGAGCTTAGAGATTGGAGTGCCTATCCAAACATTATTAGAGCTTGATACTAGAACTTTCAGAACTATACTTCAAGCAATGAACGATAAAGCCAAGGAGCAATCAGATGCCCACAGAGGTAAAAGGCGTAATTGAATTACGCGCTGCTCTGCGTAAATTTGCTCCCGATTTAAATAAAGAATTACTTGATGAATTTAAAGCCGCGCTTCAGCCTGTAACAAATAAGGCTAAGAGTTTTGTGCCTTCAACCGCGCCTGGCAATCTTTTTGGCTGGGATAAAAACGGTATGGGTAAATGGAAACCTAATTACTCAGGCCGCTTACGCCAATGGCCTAAATATGATGCAAGCGTGATTAAGGCTGGTATTAAATATAAAACTAGCCCTTCCCTGGTCAATCGTAACGGGTTTAAAACCTTAATACGCATTCAAAATAAATCTAAAGCAGGTGCAATTCTTGAAACCGCAGGCCGTTTAAATAAAGATGGTCAGCCTCATATTGGGCGCAAGCCTGGCCCTAATAGTTATTCTCATTCTAACAATCCCGAAGCGGGCGCGCATTTCATCCGCCGCGCTGGCAAGCTTTACGGTGAAGGCCAAGTAGGCGGTTCACGCCGCTATAACTTAGGCCGTTTAATATATCGCGCCTGGTATGAAGACCAAGGCCGCGCAAATGCAGCTGTATTTAAAGCTATTGAAAATGCAGATAAGAAGTTTCAAGCTAGAACTCAGAGAGGGGCTAAATCAGCATGAGTAATGTAGAGATTAAGATTGCCACCGAATATAATAATAAAGGCGTAAAAGATGCAGAAAAATCTATGCGCAAGCTACAGAAATCTGTACGCAATCTTGCTGGAGCTTTAGGCATTGGATTAAGCACCCGCGCGATAGTTCAATTTGGTAAAGCATCTGTAAAAGCATTTACTGAAGACGAAATCGCTGCAGCAAAACTAACTAATACCATGAAGAATTTGGGGCTTGAGTTATCAGCTCCATCGATGCAACGATTTATAGAGCGGCTTGCTAGCGCTACGGGCGTGGTTGATGACCAGCTTCGTCCAGCCATGCAATCCCTATTGCAGGTAACGGGGTCAGTAGTACAATCTCAGAAAATTCTTGCTGCAAGTATAGATGTTTCTAGAGCGACAGGTACGGATTTAACTCAAGTCGCTAATGATATGGCGCAGGCATTTGTAGGTAATACTAAAGGTCTTCGCAAATATAATCTCGGTTTAACTCAGGCTGAATTAAAAACTGCATCATTTGCAGACATTATGAACCGAATGAATACTCTATTTGGCGGCGCTTCTCAGGCATTTTTAGCTACCTATGCAGGGCAATTAACTTTATTAGGCCAAGCTGCAGGCGAAGCGCAAGAAGTAATAGGCAAGGGAATTATAGATGGATTAATTGCCATGAATGGCAAGGATGCAGATATAAGCAATGTAGTAACCCTTATGCAGAATTTAGCGCAAGCTGTTTCTGATACAGCTTATGGTTTCGGAATAATTATAGATAAAGTAAATAGCATTCCTGTTTTGGGTCAAGCTTTAAAAGCGGTAGGTTTTGTTTTATCAGCGGGTTCAATCTTCAACGCCCCGCGTATGCTCGGGCAAGCTCAGCGTAAAAAGGATGAACAAAAGGGCGCGTTAACAGGCCAGGTCTCATCCGCGCTTGCAGCTAAGGCTAGAGAAGATGCCGCTAAGGCAGAAAAGTTAGCCAAAGCCCGCGCTAAAGCTTTAATCGATGCGCAGAATAAAGCATTAAAGCTTCAAAAAGATTCTCTTAAAATTAAACAAATAGGCGCTGTATTTGACCTTCAGCAAATCCAAATAGCAGCTGCACTTAAAGGCAAGATTTCCGAAGAAGAACGCACCCGCTTAGAGCTTCAATCTGCTCTACTTGCTGGTAATGTCGATGAGGCAGAGCGCTTAGTGCGCAAGCTTGCAGAAACTACTGGCATGGGTCAGGAATTGCGTAATTGGTTACTTAAGCTTCCCGATGCTAAAAACCCATTTGAAGCCTGGAAATCCTATCTAGATGCCATCGAAGCTCAAGCTAAGCGTATCGGGATTACTCCTACTAATCCTAACGCTCCTACTAACCCAATCGGCGCTTTACCTACACCTGTTATTCCTGAAGCTTCTCCCGAAATACAGAAAATTCTTAATGAACTTACTGCAATCGCCATGACTCAAGGCGTAAATAACAATTTCAGCGATTACATTTATGCAGGTGGGCCAAAATCGGGTCAACCTGTAATCATTAATCTAAATATAGATAGTCAAAAAATGGCAGATGCAATTTCTGCAGACCAAACTAATTCCTCATTATCAGGAAAACAAATTCAGATTAACCGCAATACTGGAAGTTTTGCGACTCTATAATGGCGTTACCTGCAACCATATCTGTAAGTTTTGATTTTAATTCTTCCGCCACATTCGGATATCCCTTCACAATCGGAGACGAAATATTCGGCAAGTTTGGCGGTTTAGGTACGCTTGCTTCATCCACCGTACCTATTCCAGTAGTTGACTTGAGCGACCAAACTCGCCAAATTAGCATACGCCGAGGCCGCAATATTATGCGCGATACCTATGAGGCAGGTTCATGTACTGTACGCGTTACCGATACTGACGGGTCATGGAATCCGCAAAATGTGAACTCTATCTACTATCCCTATTTAACACCGATGCGCAAGCTCCGCGTGTCAGCTACTACCGCAACTTCTCAACAGTTTTTATTTAGCGGTTATGTAGAATCATACAAATATACATATCCTCAAAGCTCGGAAGAATTAGGTTATGTAGATATTGTCTGTAGCGATGCTTTTAGACTTATGCAACTAGCAAGCGTAACTACAGTTACAGGCGGCAGCGCGGGCCAAGATACAGGCAGCCGAATAGGAAAAATTCTCGATGCAATGCAATGGCCTACAAATATGCGCTCAATCGATACTGGCAATAGTACATGTATTGCTGACCCTGGGTATTCTAGGGCTGGCCTAGATGCTATAAAAAACGCTGAATTTAGCGAACAGGGAGCAGCATATATTTCAGCTGAAGGAAATTTAGTATTTAAAAACCGTACTAATGTCATTAAATCTGCCGCTGCTACTCCTATCGAGTTTAATGGCACTACTGGGATTCCTTTTAAATCTCTTACTTACGCCTTCGATGATAAATTAATTGTGAATTCTTCAGACATGACTAGATACGGCGGGGTAAAACAGTCTTCATATAACAATGACTCGATTGCTACATACTTCCCGCATCAAAGTAATCAGAGTAACCTGGTAATTGAGACGGATGCCGATGCTCTTAATATAGCTAAAATTTATGTCGCTACTAGGGCATCTACAACTATCCGAATCGATTCTATGGGGATAGATTTGTTAGACCCCGATGTACCTACCGACACTATTTTAGGTATTGATTACTTTACCCAATTAAAAATAACTTCAATTCAACCCGATGGCTCTACAATTATAAAGACCTTGCAAGTCCAGGGAGTAAATTGGGAAATCACACCCAATAAATTAATGGCTACTTATACGACACTTGAGCCTCTCGTAGAGGGTTTTGTGCTCGGGTCGGTTGTAAGCGGTATAATCGGTCAATCAATTATGGCGTATTAGGAGAAATAAATGGCGACAGGGTTTCCAGCTTCGACTGGCGATGTGCTTTCAGCAGCGATGTTTAACGGCTTAACAGCTTTTACTACTGCAACTCAGACAGTCGATTACACAGCAGTCATAGGTGATGCTTATCAGAGCCTTCAGATTATGAATAAGGCTACAGCTATTGCTTTTAAGATTCCTACCAACGCAAGCGTAGCCTTGCCTATTGGCACAGTAATCACAGTCCTTAATATCGGTCTTGGAACTTGCACAATCTCAGCAGTAACACCTGGCACAACCATAGTCTTATCCGCCGGCACAGTCCCAGCTCAGCCAACAGTCGCTCAGTACAAGTCAGCAGCCTGCATCAAGACTGGCACAGATGCTTGGTATATCGTGGGTGCGATAGCCTAATGCTAAACAATGTTGCTGGACTATTAGGTGGCGGAGCAGCCGCCGTTGTAGCGGGTGATTATGACTCTATTGCAACTACAACGGTTGGTTCAGGTGGTACTAGCACTATTACTTTTAGCAGTATTCCTAGCACTTACAAGCATTTACAAATTCGTATGACAAGCCGAGGAACAACCTCATCAGGTTTTGGTATTGATATAAGATTTAATAATGACTCAGGTGGCAATTATGGACCATCTCATTATTTAGAAGGCACAGGAACCGCCGCCATATCAGGCAAAGCAATTTCTGGAACTCCCACTTTAATAGAAATATATAGTCAACCCAATAGTGGCAATACGGCGAGCGTATTTGGCGGTTATGTTATGGATGTATTGGATTACGCTAATACTAATAAATATAAAACACTTAGAGGTTTAGGCGGTTTTGATGCCAATGGCTCAGGTTTAATAGATTTGGATAGCGGTTTATGGTTATCTACTTCTGCTATAAATAGAATTGACATTACCTGCGTGGCAACTGCATTTACTGAATACTCATCCTTCGCTCTGTATGGGATTAACTAATGGCTAAAACTTATGAACCGATAGCAACTACAACACTTGCCAGTACCGTTGCTTCATACACTTTTAGCAGTATTCCATCTACTTACACAGACTTAGTGCTAATCATCGTTGGAAACATATCTGATGGTAGCAATATGGGTTTACGCTTTAATTCTGATTCAGCAACTAATTATTCTAATACCGTAGTTTATGGCACTGGCAGCGCTGCGGCTTCAACTCGCAGCACTTCCACTAATGGATTGGCGTTAACAGGCTTGGCTGCTACTGGATTATCACCAAGTAATGCAATAACTCATATTATTAATTATGCAAACACCACGACATATAAAACGGTATTACAGCGAGGCAACAATTTGAACGGTTTAGTTAGAGCGGATGTCGGATTGTGGCGTTCTACTTCAGCAATTACTTCCATTTATGTTTATGTTTATGGCGGGGCAAATCTTGATGCTGGAATGACTTTAACTCTATACGGAATTAAGGCGGCATAATGGCAACTTATATCCAAATTGGGAGCACCGTAACTGTTGGCTCAGGCGGGGCATCAAGTATTGATTTTACTTCTATTCCTGCCACTTACACAGATTTAGTGCTAAAACTTAGCGCTAGGTCTGCCGCTTCTTTTGCGACCACTCAAAGTATTACAATGCAATTTAACGCCTCTACATCGGGTTATTCAAGCAAAAATTTAAGAGGTAACGGAACGGCTGCTTCTAGCGTTGCAGATGTTTACGGCACAGATGAGATGTACTTAGGTGAGATGCCAGCCACAGATGCAACCGCTAGCACCTTTGGAAACGGTGAAATATATATTCCAAACTATGCTGGCAGCAATAACAAGTCAGTAAGCACAGATATTACAACTGAAAATAATGCCACACTTTCTTGGTCTTATTTAACGGCTGCACTTTGGGCTAACAGCGCGGCAATAACTTCTATTAAGTTAATCCCAAATGCAGGTAACTTTGTCCAATACTCAACAGCAACTCTATACGGCATCAAGAACTCATAAGGAGACTAAAATGGCAGACAAAAAGATAATCGTTAATTGCGAGACAGGCGAAGTCTCAGAGGTAGAACTTACAGCCGATGAGATTAAGCAGCGCGAGGCAGATGCTATTGCTTACTCTAAAGCCAAGGCAGATGAAGAACAAGCGGCTGCCGAGAAGGCTGTAGCTAAAGCTGCTATTGCAGAGCGCTTAGGTCTTACTCAGGATGAATTGCAGCTCCTAATTGGCTAAAGACATTTTACTCCGCATCCTTGCGGTGTTTATTCTTGATGCGCTTGGCACTATTGGGGGCGCATCTATCTTCGGCATCGATACAGTTACAGCGGCTTCCGTTGCGGGCATCTTGGCAGTTTCTATTGTCTTCCAAGATTTAGCTCGAGCCTTTTTAAAAGATGGTCGCTTAACTAAAGCTGAAGTTGATGAGACATTTAGCAAGGCAGCCGAAGATGAGTGAGAAATCTGCTAATGGCTGGCCTGCATCAAAAGACCCTAATGAGATAGCTATTAAACCTTTCACCGTAAAAGGTACAAAGATTAAGATAAGAGCCAATAAGGTTGCAGGTCAATTACTAGCTGCATTTGCGGCTGAATTCCATGAGAAGGTTGAGGCTATCGATGCTGGTTCACTCGATGACTGGTCTTATAATTATCGCAGTATTCGTGGTACTACCTCTAATCTTTCAAATCATGCAAGCGGTAGTGCTATTGACCTTAATGCTACAAAACATCCGTTAGGTAAAGAAAACACCTTTACTAAAGAGCAGCAAAAAACCATCCAGGAATTGATTAAAAAATACAAGCTTTCCTGGGGCGGTAATTATAAAAAAAGGAGAGATGACATGCATTTTGAATTGGCTTGCTCACCCGATGAGGCTGCAGCTCTAGCGGTGGCACTTGGACTATGACTCCAACCGACTACTTAAATCTCTATATTGCCACGCTTGCGATAGTGGGTGGATTAGCGGGATATGTAATCACTCACTTGCTATCGGAAATTAAACGCCTTAATGCGCGTGTTGATGAAATTTATAACATACTCCTAGAGAGATAATTTTCCTATGGCTCGCAAAAAGGCTATCGACTTAGATACTTATACCGCGCTAGATGCGTGGGCCATTAGCCTTCAGGAAATGTATAGAGCCCTGCGCCGCGCTGGATTTGATGTTGAAATAGCCTTAGCGGTCATAGTAGAACCTTCCGCCTACCCTGACTGGATACTCCCTAAACCTGACCTAATCCCGCACACCTGGGATGATGATGACGATGATGAGGATTAATGAAACGCTACGCAGTCATTTCAGACCTGCAAGTACCGTATCACTCGCCAAAAATGGTAGCCAATGTAGCTGCCTTCATTCGCCGTTGGAAACCCGATGAGGTTTTATGCGTGGGCGATGAGCTTGATATGCCCATGCTCGGCAAGTTCAATATTGGCAAGCCTCAAGAAGTTTTAGATGACCTTGGAGCTGATAGAGATTTATGCGCGCAAGTATTATATGACCTTAAGGTTACTCAGCTCGTACGCTCCAATCATCAACAGCGGCTTTATAACTCAATCGCTGGACGATTGCCCGCGCTGCTCAAGCTTCCAGAATTAGAGTATGAGAATTTTCTACGCCTTCCTGAATTAGGGATTAAGTTTCATCCATCCTTTTATAACATCACTAAGAGCTGGGTAATGATTCATGGGGATGAAGGGGCGCTAAAACCTCAAGGCGGTTTAACGGCCCTAGCAGCCTCACAGAGGCGTTTAAAAAGCGTTGTCCAGGGACATACTCACAGGCAAGGCATTTCGTCCCTTACAATGGCTTCAGGGGGCGTTATAACGGGGCAGGTTACGGGTGTAGAGGTAGGTCATTTAACCGATATACGCTCAAGCGGGATGGCTTACGCTAAGGGCAGTCAGAATTGGCAGGCAGGCTTCGCTATTTTATATGTTGATAAAGACAAGGTAACACCCGTTTTAGTACCTATTGAAAAAGACTGTAGTTTTGTGGTTGAAGGTAAAAGATATGGATGACCTGGATTTAGATATTACTTGGTCGCTGGACGATGCTATAGATGAGGCAGAATCGTTACCAAATCGTTACCAAAATTAGCTCGTTTTAGCTTGATTATGATATGAATGAGCGTATCGTTTAGCCTGTGAGTAGGAAATACCGAAAACAGAAACAGGGCTCAAGTGAATAACAATCTAGAAATTATGTGCCATCTTTACCAGCTTATGCAGCTACGCGAAGAAGGCGTAATATCAAATGCTGAGATTCGTCAGCTTCTTAATTTGGATGCTGACAGCAATGAGTAGCATCAATGTAAGCATCGACTGGGAAGCTATTTCATCACAGACATCAATGCTTGATAGATTAGATGACTTAATGCAATTTGCTGTCGATAATGGGCGGGAAGACCTAGCCTATACACTACACAATGTTTATTGTGATATTGAGGAACATTTTAGACTTCAGCGCAGACATCAAATTATGTGGGTAGCGAAATGATAGCTATATTTCTACAGGTCTTATTTGTGTTAGCTGTATTTATGATTGCCTATACACAGGGCTTTAACGATGGAAAACTTCAAGGTCGCAGGGCTGTCAGGTCATACTATGAGCAGCGCGAGAAGGTCAGGTTATGAAGGCTAAGGAGATACTTCAGAGTGCTACAGACCTTATTTACATTGACAGACAAGCGGATTACGGTGATTTTCAAGACACGATGTACCAATCCGCAATGCTCATTAGTGCATACCTACAGTTTCCAGTTGAGGACTACCAGGTATGCGGCATCCTTTCGCTCATTAAACTTGCAAGAAGCGAGCAGTCAGGGGCAGCCGATAAAGCCGATAACTTTATTGATGGAAGCGCCTATTTCGCAATGCTCGGTCAATTAAAACTGGAAGGAAAATATAATGTCTGATTTCTTGAAGGGGTATGAGGATGCAGCCGCTCGCGTATTGCGTTTTCATACGGTTCACCCTGTAGGGCGTATAGAAACATCAATCATTAACCACAATCCAACGCAAGGGCTGATACTCGTTGAAGCTCGGGTTTATCGTGAGCATGAGGACACGCTACCAGCTGGAATTGATTACGCATTTGGCGAGCGGGATAGTTTTACTCCATCAATGCGTAAATGGTATGTGGAAGACACCGTTACCTCAGCGATTGCAAGATGCATTAGCTTAGTAATTCCAACAGATAAGAAAGCTACTGCAGAAAATATGGCGCAAGTTCAATACCAAGAAAACAAACCTGCACCTAAATCGTTTAAAGAGAAGCTCGATGAAAAAGTAGTGCTACCTGTTGAAAATGACCCTTGGACTGTTAAAGCCGTAGAGCCCGCTGGTACTGCAGCTGAAGCTGTAGCTTTAGTTCAAGAAGTTTTGGGTGCTACTAAGATAGATAAAGACATACCTGAATGCAAGCATGGGCAGCGCGTTTGGAAAACGGGCAGTAAAAATGGGCGCGCGTGGGCTAATATGGGATGCAGCGGAAGACCGCGTACTCATGAAACGTGGGCAGACTTCGATAAGTGCGACCCAATTTGGTATGTAATTGATGCAAATGGTGCATGGAAGCCGCAGGAAAACTAATGAGCGGTCTGGAGTTTATGAATCAAGATGGCGAATGGGAGAGGTTTCCAAATGATGAGCAGATTGCCGCAAAAACTGAAGCCGATAGTTTTATTGAGGCGATGCAGGTGCGCATAGTTTGTCATTTATGCAATGAGCCTGCTCCTAGAGATAAAATCGTATTCTATAAACAGGGTATGAGCCTCAGCTGGTCTTGCGATAAATGCCATGCAGTCAGCATCCAATGAAGAATAGCGATTTTGATATTGATTTTGCTGACGGTTACGCGGGTGAGAAGCTGGTAAAAGAGCTTCTCACTTGCGGTTATACCGTTGAGGTCAAGCGTGATATGAAATGGGCTAAGACTGGTAATCTATATATTGAAACCCTATGCTGGAATCAAAGTGAACAGGCTTGGCTACCTTCGGGGATAAGTGTATCTAAGGCTGAGTATTGGGCTTTCGTACTCGATGAAACGGTAATGATGATTCCATTACTCAAGCTTCAAGATTTGGTACTTGCTTATGGCAGATATGTCGAATGCAAGATATTGCCTAATCCGTCTAAGGGCTTTCTAATTAGTGCGAGGGAATTAATTGGCTAGTCAACATCGGAAACATCGCGGCTTTAGAACAGAACGCGTTGTAGCTGAGTATTTGAGGCAATGGTGGGAAGCTGCCTCAATAGGGCGAGGCCCTGGTAAAGATATCTATGGGACACCTTTCGACATAGAAATAAAAGCCAGGGCTGCGCTTGATATAAAGGGAACGCTGCGCCAAATCCATGCGCGCACATCTAAGAGCGGCCTGCTCGGATTTGCGTGTTTCCGTCTAAATGGTCAGGGTGAAGATGCGCGTGAATATGCCGCGTTAATCCGATTAGAGGATTTGGTACAGCTTCTCATTAAAGCGGGTTATAAAGATATCCCTATTAATATGGGTGATAGCGATATTATGCGCTGTAAGGGATGCGGCGAATGGGCTACAAAAGAGCGCTGCCGATGGTGTGAGGATGCTTAATGCCGATTTATGAGTTTGAATGCTCAAATGAATTATGTTCTGCAAATATTCGTTTCGATAAGGAATTTAAAATAAATGAACCGCATCAAATCGAATGCCCAATGTGTCATGAAGATATGCGCAAGATTTATCAAGCTACTCCAACAATATTTAAATCTAAAGGGTTTTACTCTACGGATAATTAAGAATGCGACTCGCCCATTGAGCAGGACTTTTACCGATGTACTAGTTGCGTTTGGTACTCTCAGGGCTAGAGCCCCTAAAGGGCTCAGGGCAAGCCTGAAAGGCGTAGCTTGCCTGGTAGCACTCGCTATTGGGATATCTATATCTATAGCAGAGCCTATTGATGATGAGGCGATAACTATGCCTATTAAAAGCGTTGATGAAACAGCTAACTACTTACTAACAGATAAGCAATATAACTGTTTCAGAAAGTTAGCATTTAGAGAATCATCTTGGAATGGGAAAGATAACTCACCATCATTTAAAGCTAAGAATGGGTCTCACTACGGCTTTATGCAGGGTAGGTCTAAATACCTAAAGAATGCAGACCCACACCTTCAGCTTGAATGGTCAATGCGTTATGTAGCTAATCGTTATGGCATTACTAAGTATGATGAGCCTGACTATTGTGCAGCTCTACATCATAGTTATATGAAGGGTTGGTCATAATGGCTAAGCGTGGAGACCCTAGATTAACTAAGGCTTATAAAGCATTTAGGCTTAAGATACTAGCTAGGGATAGCTATACCTGTTACTACTGCGGAGCAGAGAATAAGGATATGACCTTAGACCATGTAATTCCCATTAGTGAAGCGCCTGAGTTGGTTATCAGCTACGAAAACGCTGTTACAGCTTGCAAGCCATGCAACTCACGCAAGGGTTCACGCTCACAAGGCGTTTTTTTAGCATCGATTTCTACCCCCTATGCCTCTCCGTCCTATCTCTCCCCGCAGGTATCGACAATTCACCTGGATAGTCCGTTTCAGTCCAGGCCAGTCCAAGAAGGTACGGGCAATGGGTAAATCAAAGCTTGGAATAAAGGGGACTACTAAGCCACGCCTTCATTCGCCTCTATTGCGTGGAAAATCCCGCATCGATGAAGTAGCCAAGCTTGCTGAAGATATTGGAATGCCTTTATTGCCTTACCAGCGTTTTGTGTTAGAAGATATGTTAAAAGTTGATAAAAATAATCAGTTTAGGCGTAAGAGCGTACTTGCGATTGCAGCTCGTCAAAATGGCAAGACTCATATTGCAAGAATGCGGATATTGGCAGGTCTATTCCTATTTGGAGAGAAAACGCTTATAGGTATGTCTTCTAACCGAGGAATGGCGCTTACTACCTTTAGAGACTTGGCTTACACAATCGAAAGTCATGACTTTCTGCTCGATAAGGTAAAAAGCATTCGTTATGCCAATGGTCAAGAATCAATAACACTAAAACACGAATTTGGCGGCGGGCGTTATGAAATCGTAGCTGCTACGCGCGATGGTGCGCGTGGTCGTACTGCAGACTTTTTATTTATCGATGAGTTGCGTGAGGTAAGTGAAGAAGCGATGAAAGCCGCAACGAGCGTTACGCGAGCCCGTCCCAATGCGCAATCTTTATATTGCTCAAATGCAGGTGATGCTTTTTCGGATGTATTAAATTCTATGCGCTCGCGCGCGCAAGAAAAACCGCCTGCAAGTTTTGGCTATTACGAGTACAGCGCACCCGAAAACTGTTCTATTTGGGATTGGACTGGCATTGCTCAAGCTAATCCAGCGCTGGGGTACACAATTACAGCTGAAACTATTGAAGAAGCTATAGCTACATCAAATATAGATACAGTCCGCACCGAAATACTTTCGCAATGGGTTTCCGCGCTTATGAGCCCATGGCCTGCAGGAATTCTTGAAGAAACTAGCGACCCTGACTTAAAGATTAATCCAGGCCTCTACACAATCTTCGGCTTCGATGTTTCGCCATCTAAACGCAATGCTTCGCTAGTTGCAGGCGTAATTCTTCCCGATGGCAAAATAGGAGTTGGAATCCTAGAGACATGGGAAAATCAAATAGCGGTGGACGATTTAAAGATAGCCGCTGGAATTAAAGCATGGTGCGATATTTTTCGTCCGAGAATGGTGTGTTTTGACAAATATGCCACTCAGTCTATTGCGGACAAATTAACCAATGCAGGCGTGATTTGTGAAGATGTAAGCGGGGCCGCGTTTTATCAGGCTTCGGGCGAGCTTCTTGATGTACTGGTAAATCATAGGCTCGTTCACAATGGTCAACGCGAATTTATTACACAAATGGAAAATTGCGCAGCTAAACAAAACGATTCAGCATGGAGAATCATAAAAAGGAAATCCAGCGGGGACATAAGCGCGCCGATTGGATTGGCAATGGTAGTTCATCAATTATTGAAACCAAATCAAACTCCTACCGTTATATTCTAGTTTGTCGCTTTAGTACTGTATAATTCCTACCCTATGGGTCTCATCGATAGAATTACAGGGCGCTCTGCAAAAGAGCCATCAAATCAAATAGTCGCGCAATATGCGCCTCATGTTGCTAACGATATATTAGCTGTTGGATATAACTATCCATTTGCAGGTGTATCTCGCGCGCAAGCTATGAGCGTTCCTTCAATCGCTCGCTGCAACTCATTAATAAAAGGCACAATCGCTTCCATGCCTTTAAAGCTTTATAAAAAATCTACAGGTGAAGAAATTGGTAATCCCGTTTGGTTAGACCAACCATCTCGTTCACAATCTTATGCTGTAACTATGGCGCTAACGATTGACGCGTTATTCCATTTTGGCGTTGCGTACTGGGAAACGACAGAGCAATATTCCGATAACGGAAAACCTGCGCGATTTGAATTTGTACAAAATGACCGCGTTACATTTGATTTAAATTTAAGTAATACTGTTGTAAGTCAATATTATGTAGATGGCGAAGCGCGACCAATGCAAGGCCTCGGAAGTTTAGTTACATTCCAGGGAGTAGATGAAGGAATCCTTAATAGAGGAAAAACTACTATTCGCCAATGTATTGATGTACAGAATGCAGCGACAATTAATTCACTTACAGCGCAACCTATTGGCGTATTAAAAAATTCAGGTGCAGAGCTACCTGAAGCTGAAGTCCAGGGCATTATTGCTAAATGGACTGCAGGCCGCCGTAAAGGTGGCGTAGGTTATCTTTCAGGCACTATCGATTACATACCTACTTCATTTTCGCCTAAAGAAATGGGCTATGTAGAACAAATACAGAATCTAAGTACCGAAGTGGCAAGAATGTGTAATGTTCCCGCTTATTATCTCAGCGCGGATGCTAACGCCTCGATGACTTACAGCAATATTTTAGATGAAAGAAAACAGCTTTACAGTCTATGTTTCCAGCCTTTCGTTTCAAGCGTGGAAGACAGACTCTCCATGGACGATATTTGCGGCAGAGGAAATTCAATCCGCTTCGATGTTGACTCATCGTTTTTGCGTACCGATGCAATGGAGCGTTTATTAGTTACAGAGAAGTTACTATCACTTGGCTTAATTACTGTTGAGCAAGCGATGGAAATGGAAGACCTATCACCTAACGGAAATACTGTAGAGGAAATAGCATGAGTGAACTATTAACATTTTCAGCCGATATTACAGCTGACCAGGCATCACGCACTATTAGCGGAAAGATTGTGCCATTTGGCGATGAAGTAGGTAACACTTCGGCAGGCCGCGTAATATTTGAGGCTAACAGCATCGCGCTACCTGAATCAGGGAAAGTAAAACTGCTCCTAGAGCATGACCCTAAAAAGCCGCTCGGTTGGTCTCAAAGCATTTCATCAACAGCTACAGAAATGATTGCTAGCTTTAAATTATCTAGCACTCAGCGCGCAACCGATAGTTTGATAGAAGCTAGCGAAGAATTACGCTCAGGCTTGAGTGTAGGTGTTGAAGTTATTAAATCAAAGATGAAAGATGGAATTATCCATGTAAGTAGCGCTTTACTGAAAGAAGTCAGTTTAGTGCAAGCCGCCGCTTTTAAAAGCGCAGCGGTTACATCAGTTTTAGCGGAAGAAGCCGATGCGGCAGAAACCGTTGAAGAAACCCAACCAACAGAAAGCGAGGCAGTCGAAGTGGAAAACACTCCCGACACCGTAGAAGCTCCTGAAGTAGAGGCATCGGCTGTAGAGGCTGCTCGCCCTGTTACATCAGTAGCATATACAACACCACGCGTTAAGCCACTCACCGCAGGCGAGTACCTTGGCGCAACACTTAAGGCATCACTTGGAGATGAGTCAGCTCGTCAGACAATTCTTGCCGCAGATGATTCTTCATCTACAAATACAGGTATCATTTTGCCTTCACACCTAAATATGTTTAATACATCAACATTTTCAGGCCGTCCAGCATTTGATGCAGTAACACGCGCTGCACTTCCAGCTAATCCAGCACTACAGTTTACTGTTCCTAAAATGGGAACTGCTCCAACTGTTGCAGAAACAGCTGAAGCCGCTGCGCCATCTGAAACAGGCATGACTTCAACATACGACACAATCACTACAAAGAAGTACTCAGGTTTGCAGCGCATTAGCTTCGAGCTTGCAGAATTGTCTTCACCTGCCTTTATGGATTTGGTTATGAGTGAACTTCGTAAAGCGTACGAGAAGGCAACAGATGCAGCAATGATTGCAGCATTTACAGCTTCAGGTACACAGGCTGCAACTACAGCTGCAACAGCTGCAGGTCTTCAGTCATTTATTGCAACAGAATCAGCTGCAGCATATAAGGGTACAGGCGGTTCATACGCTCGTAACCTCGTAGCCTCGACTGACCAATGGGCCGCAATCATGGGATATGTGGATGGTTCATCACGCCCGCTATATTCGGCCGCTAATCCTCAGAATAATTCGGGTGTAGTTTCTCAAGGTTCAACTGTTGGAAATGTATTGGGCGCGAATCTAATCGTTGACCATAACATTACTACTTCAGGAATCATCGATGAGTCTGCATTCCTAGTTGCGCAAGATGCTGTTTATGCTTGGGAATCCCCAACTACAACACTTCGCGTTAACCAATTAACTACTGGAGAATTTGAAATTAATCTCTACGGTTATTTGGCGATTGGCGTATTGAAGCCACTTGGCGTTCGCCGCTACAACCTTACTTAATCAGTAAGTAACTAAGTACGCTAAAGGGGGCGTAGAGCCCTGCGCCCTCTTTAGTCTTTAGAAAGGAATATAAATGTCAACTACGACCATAAGCGAGCTTCGCGTTGCGCTCGGAATTGGCACATTATATTCAGATTCAGTTTTGCAAGAAATTTGCGATGCTGGAGATAATGTACTTCTTCCCTTTTTATGGAAAAACGAACAGTACATAATTGCGCATGGTAATAGCGGTACTGTAGGCACTTTATATTTTGATGCTGATATTAAAGATGTATTTTATATTGGTCAAAGCGTGGTAATAAGTAATGCGGGTGCTAAATATAATGGTACTAAAACTATTACTTCAGTAGGTTTTGATTCTTTTAATATTACGACTACTCACACTTCAGACAATCCGCGCCATTCCGTACAGCCTTACGGTACAGCCGCAGCGGAAACTTATTTTGATTATTCAACAATTCCTTCAATTCAAGAAGCTTCATTAATGATTTGCATAGACATTTTTCAGAGCAGGCAAGCGCCTTCAAGTGGCGGTGTAACAATTGATGGTTATGCGCCTTCCCCTTACAGAATGGGTAATACTTT